CACCTGACTTGGCTCCTTGTATGGGAGCGTCATAATGTTATCTTTTATTGTTCCGCTGGTTACATCAACATCTCTAAACTCAGCTGGAGCTATCGGCGTATCATCGCCTTTAACTCTAAGGCCTCTAGTTTTAAAACCACCAGGCAAATTGGAGAGAGTGCCAGCATCAACAAGCTGCCTAATAATGCTAGTCCCAGATTTAGCAAAAGCACCGATAAGGTGAATAAGACCAAAAGCGTAAAAACCAAACCCTGGAATATAAGGGTAGTGAACGAAATGATTTCTTTTCTGCTTGGTATCATCATCTGATCTCCAGTTACGTCTAATAGCTAGTATTTGTTGCGTTTGTTTTTCAATAGTAACTACATAAGGTAGAGCGATACCTGTCTCTTCCCCATCATCTACATCTTCATACCCCACAAGATCGAGATCACACTGTACTTCAAGGACTTTGTATCGATCATCAGATGACGCACGGAAACCCATCTTCTCAGCAATGCTTTTCTCAATATCGTCGAACGTATTCTGTGGTTCCGGCAGATCTATATCTAGGTAGAACCCTGCATGCATCAACCGTCGCATCTCATTAGGAGTTTTACGCATGACATGAGTTACACGAGGTGCACTCTTTAAATCAGACACTCCATAAGGCACTACAACATCTTCTGCTGGGACATAAATAGAAACTTGTCGTTTAAGGGATGGATCGTAGTACACCTTCTTAAACGCATTACCAGATAGTCCTAGACCCCATAGCATTCTTTCATGCTCGGCTCTGTACTCAGGCATCTTGTCGGTAAGTTGATAATTCATATCATCCTGTACCCGTTTAGCTGCCGCTTTGTTCTCTTTTGTTTCTTTTCCTATAATCTGTGTTTTAACTGGGCCAGCAGCTGGGAAGGTTTCCATCATTGTTTCAGCTTGGAACTTGACCAGTGCTTCAGATAGGAGTGGGTGGTAAACACCACAAGCACCAGGCCAAGGTTCCGTACGCTCTTCTACTTTCATACCCAACAACTCAAGGCCGTCAACGTATGTTTGTATCCAGTCTTTCCTAGAAGATAAGTCGTCTTCAAAGTCTCCAAGTAAATCACCCGCTATAGTCTGCAGTTCTTGTGGGTCAATCTCTTCTGCTAGGTTAACGCCAAACTCATCATCAGCCATAGCATCAGGATCAATAACAATCTCCATATCGGGAGTCGCTATCGTGACGCTTTCAGGATCTTCAATTTCTATTTCAAGATCAGCCTCCAAGTTCTCTGGCATGGACAGTCCACCCATACCATCTGTGTCGCCTATACCCATTGGTGCTTGGTTTACTGCTTTATCTATAGAGTTTGTAGCCATTTTTCCTATCCTTAATAATATCCTGGTGAGAACCTTCTAAACGTACGCTCTTCCTCTTCTTCATCTAATGTTGCACGGAGATACCCACCTTTTCTGAACCGCATTAACGCTAAGGATACCGAGTCAACATAGTCGTCATGTTCCCCCGCAGGGAATGACGCAACCTCATCAATCACTTCTTCCGCCCAATGTGTAGGCGGTGCCCATACTCTACCAGACGCAAACATATCTGACACCGCGTTGAGTCTGGTTATCTTGTCGTTACCTTTTACAGGGGTGAACTCCTGTACAGGTATACCCATTGCACGCATTTCATAAATAAGCGGAGCACCGGACGCTTTCTTCTCTATAATTATTGAATCTGGGTTGAATTCATCAACCTGTTCTAGTGCTTTGCGTTTAAGCGCTGGAAATTCCAGCCTATCTCTGAATGCGTCAAGTAAAATTATATTCGCTTCTGTCTTTCCTGTGTCAGGATCTTCTTGGTAGAACACGCCCCACGTTGTACACGCAGAATAGTCCGACCTAGTTGTCTTTTCAAACGCCGTATCCCACGATTGTAGTACAAAATCACAGTACGGTGGCCCATCTTCCTCCCATGTCTGCCACCATTCGCGTTTTACGATGGCTGAAACCTCTGATGTAGGCGATTGTTGGTACTGAGCCATCCATTTTGAGTTAGGAAGCTCCTCTTTTAGGGCAGAAAGCTCGTTCATTGACCAAAATTCAGGCCAAAGTGCGCCTCCAGAGGGCAAAATAGCCGGAAACTCAATAACTTCCCACTCTTCACCACCTCTTAACCCCGCTGCCTTGACAACTTGCCCCGTTAAATCACGTTTTGACCACCTTGTCATCACTATGACGATGGCACCCCCTGGTTGTAGTCGCTGTCGAGGGCCGGATGTGTACCACTCGTACACCTTATCGTAGACATCTGGGTTAATATCGGCTAATGCCGCCTCTTGCTCCGAGTGGGGGTCGTCAATAATGAGGAGATCCGCACCTTTACCAGTGACAGCACCTCCCACACCAATAGCGAAATAGTCTCCACCACTGTTAGTCGCCCACCGACCAGCCGCTTTTGAGTCTGATTGTAGGCCAACCCCCGGAAATAACTTGCTATAGACTTCCTGATCGACAAGGTTACGTACCTTTCTACCAAAGCCCACCGCCAACTCAGCTGTGTGGGACGTTTGAATTACTTTTTTGTGTGGAAACTTACCTAGGAACCATGCGGGGAGCAGATAAGAAGCAAATTCCGACTTCGTATGTCTAGGTGGCATATTAATTATAAGCCGTTTGCTCTTACCTGCTGCAACTCTCTCGAACGCCGATGCCATCTTCTCGTGGTGTCTACCACTTATGAATGTGGGCCACACCTGATTAACGAACGGTAAAAATTTATCTTGCGCCTGTTGCTTTGTTCTTAACTCTTCCAGCTTATCAAGTTCAGCAAGTAACTTCTCCTGTTCAGGCAATGAGAGCATCGGCAGTATCGCCGGAATATCCTTTATGGATATATTCTCAATCGCTTCTTTAGCTGTCGTCATCTTCGTCTTGTTTTTTTACTATAGCTACACCTAGTTCATCATCGAGGTTACTGTTTAGTGGAGTGACGTCTATCACATCAGCGTTTAGTAGGCGTTTGACCCGCTCCTTAATAGCATTCTCCAGATCATCAGGATTCTTATAGTTGATTGTAATCTCGGACTTCTGCGTGAACAGTCCTATATCCGAATGCTTACCAAGTAGCTCCAACGCCTTTAACTCAAACTTAGTATCCCCACAGTCTGCGATCTCCATTAACTTGTTTGTTATAGCGGCACGCGCTTCAGCCGCATCGAGTCCTAGCTGTGCTCCGTAGGTTCGCAAGAATGTTGCCGCCGCAAACGCCGTATTTGGCTGAGTGAGATTATTCTTTTTGCGTTCCGTGATAACCTCGTCCAACAACTTCTTCTCTTGTTCCGCAGTTTCTTCATCGACCTCTAGTGTAGCACCAAGTTCGTGCTGAAGCTCTATGGTATTCGCGGCGACTGCTAACTCATCTAGAAGTGTATTGGGTTTCTCGTCTGAGGTATCAAACGGGACTTTGTGTTCTGCTGTAGGATCTACTTTGACGGTTTGAGGTCTAGGCATTGAGCGGTTTGTGGCTCTTACTGTTTATATAGTTGGAGCCTTTATATACTAAACTAATCACAAAAGCAAGAAAGGATCATTATGGCAAAGTTTGAATGTATTTATCTAGAGTGGGAAGACGCGGTAGCTGAAGCTGATTGGGGTGAGGTTACTGAAGCTGGTTTGTTTAAATGTAAGACTCTGGGTTTTGTTGTCGCAGAAAATGACAAAGCAATATGTGTGGCAGCCGTAGTGTCCGAAGAAGATAACCAATGTAATGCAAAGATCCACATACCCAAAGCATGGATTACTGTAGAGAAGCGTTTAAACATGGATGACCAATAAAAAGAGGGGCACCGAAGCGCCCCTAAAAAAGCACGGGAAACAAAAGGAGGAGTAATAAAACCGTGCTCGCTTTTACTATAGCATACCTAGCCGTCGCTTTAATATATAGTTAGTTGTGCGTGTGTAGTTATATTGCGCGGTCGCGCAGCGTCGGCAGTACTCAGACCAAAGTGTCATGACACCCTCCTTCAAAGTAAAAAGAAAGATGCGTTCCTTCGACCTATGTCTACTTCCGTCCCTTGTCGGGATGAACGATGTGCAAAAGATATCACCCTATGGAAAAAAGTGCAATAAGTCGGATGGACGAGATTATGGTTTTTCTATTTCGATAACGATCTCACCTACAAACGGTATCACAATTTTTATTTTAAACTTTATTTTCATACACTTATTTATGTATGGGGAACCTTAAGGGGGGG